CATGGGTGCATGGCGCACCGTGAAGCTCTCAATGATCAATGTGTAACAAAGATGGAAAGACATCACCTGAGGCTCTCTGCAGATGATCTGTGGAAAAGCTGGATTGTATCCCGGGAGGTAGGTAGTAGTGGAGATATCCTCCGAGCTTATACACCCATGGGACATGTCTACCTGGAAGAGCATAAGGATACTGGGATTTGGATCATAAGTCCCAATTGGACTATTCAGCGGTACGTGGCTAATACGGAGCGTCGAGCAATTCATCATGCGGTATTGTCCTACCTGCAAGATCTAAGATTTGCCACGAGGGAATTCCTCCTCCTAACTAGAGAAAAACAGGAAGATGATGAAGCTTATGATGAGATGAATGAAGTCATTGACCTGCTATATCTACACGAAGGTTAATCAACACAAGAAGAGAGCTATGAATAAAGACATAAGCATATTCGACGACCGTCAGGCTCTCTGGGAGAGCTGGAACCCCTTGAGGGAAGAGTCGGAAGAGTGGATACGCATATGTGCCTTGACTCCTATTGGGGAAGTCAGGATAATCAAATACCACCTAGGTGTGTTGTGGGATGTTTATCCGAGCTGGGAGGCGCATAAGGACTCTGGGGTGAGTGAGCAGGAAGCAATAGAAAAGGCTATTGAGTCCTACGTGCGCAGCCTCAAGAGAGTCACTAGAGAGTACATCAAGGGCTTAAGGGTGCATCTAGGCAGAATGAAGTCTGAGAGTGATCTATGGACACCCACCTCAACCTATTCTATTCGGAAGGGCGTACGAAAGCTACCCGATGGCAACCTGGAGCCCACGTATGTCCTTTTTTGTGAGGGGGTGTCTTTTGGCACAAGTCCCGACTTTCATGTGTGGGAGGACTGTGTGACCAGTGACTACCGATGGGAAATAGAAGAAGCCCTACTTCTTAACGAATTATAACTGTAATAAGAACAAGACATGAACAGCTGGTATTTATGTAAGGTCGCTTACGAGCGACAAGCCGATAACGTGGGGATGAAGAAGGTCTCCGAAAGTTATCTAATCGACGCGCTGAGCTTCACCGAGGCCGAGGAGCGTGTCATAAGAGAGGTGACGGCCTTTGTCTCGATGGGGGCGCTTGAGGTGGTCAACATCCGCCGTATGAAGATCGCCGAGATCATCGGTGCGGAGAATGACCAAGCGGACACCTACTTCAAAGCAAAAGTAGAGTTCATCAGCATTGATGAGGCGAGCGGTCAGGAGAAGAAGTCTCCCGCTGTGATGGTTGTGAAGGCGCAGAACCTCAAGGCCGCTCTCTTGCTTGTCGAGGAGGTGCTGGAGCAGACGATCTCCAACGCCCAGATCTCTAAGGTGGAGGAGTTCCCCATCCTCGATATCTATACGTACGAAACATCTGAAGGAGAATGATCATTGCGGTAGATTTTGACGGGGTGATTTGCAATAGCGCCTACCCCGCACTGGGTGACGCCATGCCGGGGGTACGTAAGGCAATCAAGGAGCTACGCGAGCGTGGCCATTACGTTATCGTGTGGACATGTCGCACAGGTGAGCCCCTGCTGCAAGCCATCAACTGGATGCGTGAGCAGCGCATCAGCTTTGACAGGGTCAATGATCACAGTCCCGAGAACCTTGCTGAGTACGGCGAGAGTGGGAAGAAGATCTACGCCGATGTGTATATCGACGACAAGAACCTCGGGGGCTTTGATGGCTGGTTTGCCGCTATGGATCGCCTGAGAGAAATGCCCGAGTATTAGCTCGTAGTAAAAAGAAGGTTAAGGGGTGTGCATGACGGTTCATGCGCACCCCTTAATTATTTGTAAAATATAGCGTTTGGGTGGTATCTTTGTATTGGAAATTCCCCTCTATTATGGCTAAAGGCAGAAGCAAAGAACTCATCGAGCAGCGCAACCGCGACCTCTATAAGGACTACAGGCACCTTATGGATGTTAAGAAAGTGCGCTATTCCGTGATGCTTACGATGCTCTCCCAGAAGTACTATATCTCGGAATTTACAGTCCTCGACATCTTGCGCTCGCACATCCGGGAGGAGGACGAGCCGAAGGAGGCAAAGAAGGAGTTCACGGGCTTCAGGGTTTCACGATGGAAGGATCGAGGTGAACCTTCGGCTGACCGCTCGGGCGAGTTGTTTGCTGAGGTATAGCCTCAGATACGCGACACGTATAAGTCTCCTGATACACCTTAATACCATGATTAAAGGTATAGAACTTGCTCTCGATGCGCACCAGCGCTGACCCCGCCTCGCCCATTGGGCGGAAGCCTTGAAGGAGTAAGTGCATGCGTCGACGCATCTCTTCGCGCTGCTGGATGAATAGCTCGGTGTTGCTGCCTATGTGGGTGTCTTCGTAACAATCGATGATCAGGCGCGCTTTGAGGCGTGCCTCTCCGAGTTGACTCCCCCCCGATACGTTGCTCCATTCTACCTGCTCGAGGTCAACGAGCACGGCCGGATAGGTGATAGGGTACATCTGCTTACCGTTCTCATCGATGACTTCTAGCTGTCCGTAGTCTTCATCCACGAGGGAGAGTTCAGGCATGCCTTTAGCTAGGTGCTGGATGATGGGTAGTATTAAATGTTCCATGTCTCTACTTGTTCTCTTTTACATTGAGGATGACCTTCTGCACACTCTTCTCTATTTGCTTACCAATCTTGTCTCTAAGCTCTACGCTCTCGCCGATGAACTGACGCTTCGGCATGCGCACGTGAATATGTAGCTTGTCCTTCTTCGATAGGGCAAGACGCTTCCACTTCTCGGCTTCTTCACTTCCAGCCTTGCCTCCGAGCTCGTAGTACCTTGCCCAGGCAAAGCGACGCATCTTTGGCGTGAGCGTAGGGGAGACGTCCAGATCACCTCCCTCGTTGTGTATGCGTGCATAGGCAACGGGGTTGTAGACCAGTACGGATGCCTTACGAGGGGTTGCCTCGATGCTACTCATCAGATGGTTGCGCGCCGAGGTTAGGGTGCGGTACTGCGCCGAGGTGCTCGAGCCATACTGACGCTGGGCACGCTGCCAGGGGCGTAAGCCTCCGTCGACGAAGCCTGATCGGCGGAAGTTATCCTTGTAGTGATTTTTCGCCGTCACAGAGAGCTTGCGGGGAAGTCGTTCGTTGATCTCCTTCTCGACCTCGCCCGTAAGTCTCATCATCAGCTTGAGGAGCTTTGCAGATTGCATTTGTATAAAGAATGATTATCTTTGCAGTATCCCGAGAGGGGGAGGAGAGGGGTCATTAGACTCCATTCCGATATTCTACAAGGGGCTGGAGCGCATGCTTTAGCCCCTTTTCTTAATCTTTACCTTCTTACGGCTTGGGAAGATCTCCAGCTCCTCGGGTGTATCCTGCCAGAAAACATACACCGTTTTATCTTTCAGAACCTTTTGAGTCCTGAGGCATGTCTCAAGGCGCTCGTATGCACGCCCTCCTCTCTCGGATAAGCGTACGACAGCTGTCTGTGCCCCTTGTGTAGAGAAGGCATGTTTTAGCTGCTCTTCGATAGCTCCTCCCTGCTTTCCAGAGAAGCACTTGATTTCACAAGGAAGCTCATCAAGTAGGATGTCGTAGGTATTCCCTGCTGCACGTCCGCTCTCACCAAGGTAGACGATCTTATGACCATGCTCGGCCATAACCTTAGCCGTTTCTAGTTCTTTGGTGAACTTCGCCCGCTCTGTGGCGTTGATCCCCGCCTCCGCTATCCTCGACCTCTCTGTTACAACATAACCTCCTGTTCTCGAAGTGAAGGTGTGCTCCCAGCTCTCGAGGGGGTATCTCTCGGTGAGCTGTGCCTGAAGGATCGCCTTGCTGATGTACGGGCAGTTGTGGCAGTCCTTGGTGCGTCCCACAAGCCTCTTGCGCACCCATCCTTTGATCCCTTGGGGCTTGTAGAAGGGGCAAGCGCTGCAGCTCTTGGGGTAGTAGGGGTGCTTGTCGGTGATGAGCCCCTTCTCGATGGGGTTGCCTTCTAGTCCAGGTTGCGCCCGACGGTTGGGCTTATCCGCCTCTCGAGAGTCCTCTTCGCTGAGGGGCTGTGCGGGCTCGTCAGTCGCCTCCAGCGAGCATTTGCAGTTCCATCGGTCACCTGGGCGATGATCGCTCCAGAAGGAGTCATCGATGGGGAGGAGAATAGGCAAGCGCCAGAATACCTCGTGTCCTGCCTCGGGAGAGGGAGAGGTGGTGGGCAGCCACTGCAGGTTGGGCAGGATATCCTTGTTCGATTCGAATTCGAACCAGTCGGCAGCGTGGTGAGCGCGGATGATGGCCGTGTCGTACTCTGTACGCAGCCAAGCTCCGACATGATGCCGTGCTATGGGGTCTACGGCCTTACGCCACTCCTCGAAGGAGCGGAGCTTTCCGTCTTCGCCGAAGAGTCGCTCCGCCATCTTCGTACCCATTGCATGGGTCTTGAAGGCGGAGAATACCTCGTTGGAGTGGCGGAGGGCGCTGAGGAAGCTCTCGTGGTGTGTGGGGATGAAGTTCCCATCGGTGAGTCCTTGCACCGCCCCTGTGTTGATGATGCGCAGCACCTCTCTGAAGGCGGTAGGTTCGATCTCTTCGGATACGTCAAAGCCGTCGTAAATCTTACGGAGGTAGTCCTCCAGCACCTCGGGAGAGAAGATTGCCTCGGGAGGTGTGGAGTTGGTTATCTCGGCGCAAGAAGAGCAGGGGCATTCATAGTAGAGCTCGTTTATCAGAAGTCGTTGTCCGCCCCGAGGGGAGGCTCCCCTGGGGCTAAACCGAAAAAATGCGCCAGCGAGTCCTTAAGCGACTTGTCACCCTTCTCTTTCTCCTTCTTCTTGCCCTTCGAAGGCTCTTCGAGGGGCGGTATATCGTCGTTCCAAGCTCCTCCGAGCGAGTCGGCGAGTACCTTGCTTTGCTCCAGTATCCGTCTCATCTGCTCCTCGAAGTCGTCGGGCTTTTTCACGCCGAGGGTCTCATAGACGTCGTCTGCGTCGATGGGTAAGCCCAGCTGCTGCATCTTCAGGTAGATGTCTGCCTGTCGAGAGGTGTCGACCTCCTTGCGCTTGGCGCTCACGAACTTCCCTCCAGTCACGTTGAAGCCAAGCGACTCAAAGATGGGCAGCATGTAATAGTTGAGCACGTCGAGGACGCTATTGCAGTCGTCTTCGTTGAGCTCCTCCTCGACCTCCTTGTGGATGGTGCCGAGGGCTTGCGTGCCCGTCGAGGAGGTGGAGGTGGTGAGGGTGTTACCCAGCACTCGGATAGCGATCTGGTCATCCCAATAGTCGGTGAAGTGCTTGAATAGCTCGGATGTACCCGATTTCGCGGAGCTCTCTACGAAGTTGAAGTTGCTCTCTGCGGGGTGGATGTAGACGGCGTTGTTGCCTCGCGCTCGAGCGTCCTTGAGGAGCTGTCTGCGCGTCTCCTCATCTCCGGCGTTGTAGGTGTACTCCTGTATGGGGATGGCGTAAAGCTCGCAGTACTTCGCCCAGTCGGCGTAGTTGTTGCGCTTGTAGAGCACAGCAACAAGGAGCTGGGCAAGGATGCCCAAGTCGCGCTCAGATCCGATAAAGAGCATGTTGGGGAATTCTGATATGGGCGTACCCTCCGTGTCAGTCTGGTGGCGAAGCAGGCGCTGACGTACCGGGTCGTAGTGCTTCCTCGGCACGGAGTAGAAGCGGATATCCCCCTCGTCGTCGGTGTAGAACTGAATGAGCGAGAAGCCCCAGAATTGGGCGAGGATGATCTCCTCCCTCAGGTGCTTCATCCAGGGCGAGGCGAGCTGTCTGTTGATCTCCTCATCAGGCATGCCGTCTCGGTTGAACTCGATGGGGATCTTCGTCACCCCCTTGAGGCGTTTGGCCAGCACTCCCGCCAGGTGCAAGTCCATCAGTGCCGACTCGTACATATCGTAGAGGCGAGAGCGGAAGGAGAAGCTCACGCTCTTGGCGGAGTTTACGGCGTGGATGTACTTCTGGATGTCGAAGTAGAACAGCTCGGGGGCGCTGAGCACGATGTCCACGAGCTCGGTGCTCTCGCCTACACCTTCGGTGATGCGCCGTGTGGGCTGCGTCGCTGCCTTATGATACTGCTTCTTCTGCTTTCTTCTTGCCATTGTCGTCGAGGTGGTAAGGGGTGAGATCTACGTCTTGCTTGGCACTCCAGCACTCGGCGAGGCACTGCTTGATGTGCCCCAGCGCAGCGAGGATGAAGTGCTTGTACTGGTTGAGGGAAAGTACCTTGTAGTAGTAGGCTTCTTCCTCGTTGATGCCCATCTTAATGATGGTCGGCAGGTTCACGCCGTCAAAGAGCTTAGCGAAGGTAAACTCCCCGAGGAAGTTGCGCTGGTTCGTCTCGTCGAGCCAGACATTGCGCGTGACGGGGGTATCCTCCAGCGTGGTGTAGCGGAAGCCTCGAAGGATCTTCTCGTCGCACACGTCGTTGTAGGGCTTGAAGAGGCACTCCGCTACCTCTTCAGGTGTGGGGCGATGGTCGAAGAGTTCGGTGAGGTAGCTGTACTGCTCAGGCGTGTCCGCCTGCTCCTCGCCCTCGACCTTCTTCAGGTCGTAGGCAAGGAGCCAGCGGTCGCTCCAGGGGTCAATGCAGTAGAGGAGCTTGCCTCCAATGTAGGGGTTGCCAAAGCGGCGTTCTGTCGTTACCATTTGCTTAAGTCGGGCTTTTCGTCCAGAAGGAATTTATAATGCTTGTGCTTGCGTAGCTCTTCGGGGGAGGAGGCTTTGATGACCTTACCACGGAATACAGGGACGACGAACTGACGCTCCCAGCTCCAGTTCTTCCCCATACCCCCGTCGGTATTCTTGCCCCACCAGTCGCTGTCGGTGGCGTAGATCTCGTTGTCGTTGAGGAGCTCGCCGAAGAGGTTGCGCATACAGCATCCAACATCTGTACTACCTCCATTCTTTCGGGTGACAACATCCATATACCTACCTCCGACGACCTGCATGGCCGCCTTGTCGCCTGCATAGCCCTTACGCTCGTACTTGCCCAGCGGGTGAATTCGGCGCTCCACACCGCCGAAGTGTCGCCATTCACGTAGCCACATGATATCGTTCATCGCAAAGCCGAGGTTCGCGTGATCGCGCCGGGTGGTGACGGCACCTCTCACACCGTCGTTCTTGGAGTGGGCACAGAAGACCCCGTCCTTGGAGAAGGTGGAGAAGGTGAGCAGCATCCGGTTGGGTAGCCAGATGTATCCGAAGACGGTGGGGCACGAGCAGGTCTTGTACACCGGGTTTCGGTTGCTGTCCTGAAGGATGAGCCCGGGCGTAGTGCTTATCTTGCCCTGGAGGTTGCGCGCCGTAGTCCCGGTCATCCCCGCCTCGGGAAGGGAGTAGAAGCCCGTGAAGTAGCTATCGTTCTCCTGGTCGCCCATCCCCCAGCCATAGATATCTCTGAGCTTGAAGTTGCCCACATGCGCCCAGAGGAGGTTGCGTAAGTCCTTATACTCCTCATAGGAGAGCTGGTCATACATGCCGTGCTCCCGCAAGAACTTGAACTTCATCAGGTCTTGCTTGCCGAGCTTCTTCTGCTCTCCGATAGTCAGCTCGGGTAGACTCTCACCCTGTTGCCAGTGCATCGGCACGGCAGCTATCCAGGTCTCCTTGTGCTCCTGCCAGTGGGGCTCCCAGTCGGCGGGGTTCGTGGAGTTTGTGAGCCAAATCTCCATCTCGCTGTCGATGAACTCAGTGAACACCGAGGTGTATAGGTGCGTTGCCCCATGAGGGATCGCTGCCACGTAGTCCAGCACGAAGAGCGGGTATTCCTCGTTGGAGAGGCGGATGACCTTCAGGATCTTGCCATCGGCGTCGGTGAAGACTGCCGAGATCATGCACCCACGCTCCCACTTGAAGCGCTTGTCGAAAGGTGCGGGCTGGAAGTTACCCTGATGTGGCACTTCGTCACGTGGGTCGTCGCTGTTGCTGTATCCGTTATTGCACAGCGGGAACTTCACACGCTTAAAGCCCTTCACCGGTATCTTGATGTAGGAGTACACGTTGCAGTTGTTCTCGTTGGTGTATGCAGCTCGGTACTTGTAGATGCAGTCGGTGATGTTCTTACCTTCCGAGCCCTTAGGGCATTGGATATAGTGCTGGAGCACGGGCTTCAGCTCGCTCTCGATGGCCTGAAGGTCGTAGAGCTTCCCTGCTGGACGGCGAGGCTCGTCCAGGAGCGAGGAGTAGACCTGGTAGTCTGTTCCCGTTTCTCCGTCGTGGATGCCCTTG